GGCTTGTTATTCATTGCTTCTACATTGGTCGTAATGGCGGTGATAAGACCTCTGGTCATATTAGCTTCCGCATCGGTAGTTGCTTTTTGGTAAGTACCATTAAGGAAAGTATACTCGATATCTGCCGCAATCTTTTGCATTCTTGCAACAACTTGTAAATCCAATTCATCAATCGGGTTTGCCTGCTGACCGGCAATGTTAAGTCCGGACATAGTGCCCATATTGGATTCCTTACCATAAGATACATATACGGTCTCCTGGAAGATCTGGGTTACATTCGTCATCTGGGATCTGGTGATGAATGTTGCTTCCGGTGCTGTCAAAGAAGCAGACTCAGAAATCTCGGGCTGAGAACCGCCGCCGGTCGTGTAATACTGCCCGGTCGTAAACTCTACATGATTCGTGGACTTAGGTCTGCCACCGATCATTACTGAAAATGGTGTCTTAGTGTTTCCTTTGTTGAATAGCATCCCGGAATAATTGGGTGCTGCAAAACTCATTACTACATTATCTGCCATAAATTAATCACTCCTTGATTTGTGTTGAAGCTGCTTTCTGACGTAATAAAGCTGATACTTGCAGCCAGTCGCCGGATTGCTTTGCTTCATTGATCTGTTTATCAAAATCGATATCAACGTTGTTTCCAGATACAGCGCCGGGAACATTTTTCATAATTTCTGCTTTAATTGCTTTCTGCTTATTGTCGAGGAACTTTTTCTGTAGATCGAAAACAGTTTCCATATCGTTGTCATGTGTCGCTTCTGCAATCTTCGAAGCTGTTTCGGCATCATAACCAAGTCCTAAATAATTCTTTTCTAAGCCTGCAATAGCGGAAGACCGCCTAAGAGATTTAAGTTCAGTCTCGATGGCTTCCTGACGCTCTTTTTCCTCCTGAGCCCTTTGCTCCGCTTCGGTAAGCGTTGCTCTTAATTTCTTTTTGTAATCGGCTGCCTGCGAAGCTGTTTTATCGAAAGTGTCCTTTGGAACATAATTGTCAAGCTCTTTCTTTTCGATAAGATCTTTGTTTGCCAATGCTTCGTTGATTTCATCCAACGTCATATCCTCCTGATATGCGTCACCTAACAATGTTTTTAAATCTGCCATAATAAATTCCTCACTTTCTGCGTTTTATAGCCTTCTCTGGCTGTTCTCATTGCGCTTTTATACTTCATCTCCGAAGTTATTAGTGCGTGATTTGATAGGCTTTCTCTAGCCATATAAAAAGAACCTGGATTTCTCCAAGTTCTTGATTTTGATTTATACGCCCTCGTCAACGCTTGATACTTTCGAAGGCTGTTTTGTTGTATTCTGAACTATATTATTTATGTCTTGTGGTTCGGCTTGCTTTTTCGACATCCTGATTTTTTCGACAGTCTCTTTTGAATTCTCCCATGCAAGTTGAGGATCCGTAAATAATCCAACTACTGTAAATGCTGTCAAACCATCAACACCAGAATTAAGCAGTGCTGCAAGTGAACTACATTTTGTCGCAAGGTCATATGTCTTGTTGCGTGAGAACTTAGGCTCGATATCGGATATTTTTAATTTCGCCAACTCATCCGGAACATTATTACTGTTATTAATGATTCCGCTTATAATATCCAATGTTCGCCTTTCGCTTTCACCGAAGATCAACTCCATGCCTTTTGCCGCGGTTTCGGCTGCTTGCCATCCATTAGACAGATTCATTGCGGATCCTGTACTTCCTCCGCCGGTTTCTTGTCTTCCCGGTACATTGGCGGTTATATCGATCTGGTCATTAATATGATCGACCAGTGTTTGAATCTCAGATTGATTAAGGACATTCTCAAGGAACTGGATATTTGCCTGAATATTCGGTTGTGATTTGGTCTGAATTACTCCGTTTGGCTTAATTTCCTGACTATCATCCAATTGACAGTTGTTCATCCATAGAATGCTTTGAACGTGCTGAGCAATGTCGTTAACGCGGTCGGAGTTAGTAATGTTCAGTGTATTAATGAGTGAAATTACTTTTTCAAAATCAGACATTCTATCGTAATTATTTACATATTCAATAATCGGTATCTGCCCTGGAATATTAGGGTAAATTCCTGGAGATCCTCTGTATCCTTTTACGGGTTCAGATATTACAGTAAACATCGTATCTTTCGAATAACACGTAAATATAGTTTCGCCATTCTTTTTCTTGAAATATGTAACCCCAAGAATTGGCTTTCTGTATGCGTCATTTCTATATACGACAAAACTTGTTTCCGGATTGAGCGAAGCCATTTTTACGATTGACAGCGGATCATCGTTTGGTTCAATAAGTCTGTATCCAACACCACAAGTCTTGAAATTTTTAGCAATCTGCAAATCAATTGTAGACTTGTTGGAATAGCTCATCATTTCGTTTAGAATAGAAACTCCACGATCGTCAATATCGCTTCCAAAACCGTCTAATTCGTCCTTGGAACGGCGAACATATGTAATAGGGGATCCGAATTCATAATTCAGTTTAAAATCAATAATCTGTGCGGCACGGTTGAAAACCACTCGAATATTAATCTCATCACGAACAGGTTTGTCACGGCTAAGAATAGGCTGCACACCTTTTGCGTAATCCTTAAGATATTTAATTTCTGCTATGTTTTCATTATGTATTAACATAGCTTCATCAAGTATCGAATAAATGTTGCTCGAATTAACTTCTGTTTCATCGGTAAATATTTGCTTTCTTCCTGTAAAAACAGGAGTTCCATCAACGAAGATCATGTGCTCACTACCTTTCAGGACACAATAAAAAAGAACACCAATTGAATTTCTATCAACGAATGCTCTATGTATGTAAAATCGATTGAATTCAAATTTCGTGTAAAACCGCTGTCAAAACAGAAATTCCCATATAAAATGACCGCCTATCGCAAGGGGTGTACGATAAGCGGCCACAAAAGGAAATAAGAATGAGGGGGTAAAATGGGTGATACTCATGTCCTTGGACACTTTCTCTATTTTATATGTTACCACCTTTTGAATATGAAATGTATGACACTTTAAATATCTAGTTCTTAACCTTAACTGAATCAAGATATCTAGTAATCCTCTTAGAGATTGTACACTGCTCAAGATGCATTTTCCTTGCAACTTCATCCTGTGTCATTCCATCAATGAAAATATATGTAAAAATCAATCTGGTACTTAAATCGGGGATATCATGAATAAATTCTTCGATTTCCAATTTTAATTTTTCAAGTTCTATAACCTGATTGACTAATTTTTCGTGTAATTTACGGATGCGTTCCCTCCACTTATCCTCACTAGGTCCATTATAACCTGATATCGAAAAACTCCTTAAGGTATAGGGAAACTCGTTAGAAGAGCCATATACCTTTCCATATTCAACAACAGGAGGGTGGTCCTTATAATATTCTATTTTCTTTTTGGTTTCATTGATGCACTGTTCTAAATATGCATAATTTGATAAATGTTCTTTTGTTATCATGAGATCCCTCCTAAAATCCGAGCCGGCTTCTAGTAGTAATCGTGACTTTTACTCCATACATATCCGAGACATACAAGGCCAACTGAGCAAGCCCATCCGGTACATCATCATGGTCATTCTTCCCCTGTACGGAATAACTAAGTAGGAACGACATCATAACTCCGTAGTCATCTTTAGGCCTGTATAATGATTTATCTTTAAACAAAACATGTTTTTTTACCCAATCCGCATTTACAATAATCTTGGTTTCTTTGTTCGAAGTGGTCACTTTCGAAGTGATATTACATCTACCGCCTTTTTGTTCAACAAGCTTGTTTACTTCATAAGCAACACGGCTGCCACCATTATTAGATTCAAACTGGCACTGCTGCATATTGTGATTTAAAATAATATTTGCGCAGTTCTCATACTGAATTCCGTAATCTGAGTTATCGTCACAGATACAATCAACGCAATAATAATTTTCTTCGTATTGATAGAGCACCGGAAGAAATAAATAGTCAGTTCCTTTATCCTTCGTGTCGCATATTCCAATAATCGCATCGGGTTCTATAATTTTTCCTTGTTTATCAATCGGAAGTTCAAAATATCTTCTTAAATCATCATCATGGTATAACAGGCCTTCACGCTCGATTGGTTCATTTTTGTAAAGGCATTTATATGAGATTTCATCCATAGAGAGAGCCTGATCATTGAAGAACTCGACTGAAAATCCATTATATTCATAATCAAAATTTGATTTTCCGGTTTTAGGATTAATATCAGGTATTGAAATAAATCTAACCCTATCGCTTCCATCGTATAATTTTTGAATTCTTCCAATAACATCATGTACGGACCATCTTGTGGCTATGTGAAGTTCCTTGCATCCGTCCATTTTCCTTTGTTTTGCATCCACACCATAAATAGACCAGAGTTTATCAAGTCTTGATTTATTCAGTGCTTCCTCGATACCACCTATTAAGTCATCACAATATAAATATCTATTGCATCGAACCTTACCAGCGTTTTTAGAACCGACCGACGTACATTGAAGGTTTGCGTAGGCCTTGGAAGCCTTGTTATAATTTATTGTCTGCATTTTTGCATTGGTATCTTGGAGTTTCACATTGGGGAATATATCACTCCAGCAATATTCCGGATCGGTAGTAATCGATAAAACACCGTCATAGAATTTCCGTGTGATATCATCGCTGTGTGAGTAAAACAAGCTATAATCATCTGGATGTCTGCCAATAATCCATGAAGCAAAAAACTTTTCGGTAGTAGTATTGTGGGTGATTATATAATTATCAGTTATATACAAATGACTATCATCATCTAT